AAAGGTGGACCCAATAGTTCTCCTCTTCTTACTCCTGCTGTGTTCGACGTGGGTACGACGCGTAGTAATAAATCTGTTCTATATTGGAGTGGTTGGTGCTGCGTTGATGTCGATGATACTATTGATGGTTGTAATGATATAGAATCTCTACGAACTTGGTTGAATCGCAAGTATGGTCAGTATGACTATGTCGTCTACAACACAGCGGGATGTCGAAGAGACAATCTTAAATTTCGTATAATATTCCGTCTGGATGAACAGATTGAGAATAACCGTATCAAGTCGTTCTGGCACGCTCTGAATACTGAGTTGGGCGAACTGGGTGACCCACAGACCAAAGACCTTGCTCGTATGTACTATGCGCCCGCACAGTATCCTAATGCGTACTCGTTCTTCATGGTGAACACTGGTGGGTCGGCTCTTAATACATCTGAGTTGATTGCAAAACATCCATATCATGAAAGAACGGGGAATACCTTTCTGGATAGACTGCCGCCAGAGATGCAGAGTGCGGTGATTCAACATCGTAAAAATAGTCTAAATAACACCGACTATAAATGGTCGTCCTATCGAGACTGTCCATTTTGGCCAAAACGGTTGGGTATTGAGTACCAAACAATCAATGAAACGGGTTGGTATTCTAAGATGTACAAGATAATGATTGCAGTTGCGGGTAATGCATACGCAAAAGGTTATCCCATCACTGCAACACAGATTGCGGATTTGTGTCGTGAGTTTGACCGTGAGACAGGTAATTGGTACGAGAACCGCCCATTAACGGTTGAGGCGGATAGAGCATTAGAATTTATATACAGGAACAGTTGACATGAATAGAGTATTAGTAACAGGCGCAGCAGGATTTATCGGCAGCCAGTTGTGTGATAGATTACAAAAACGCGGACTGACAGTCAAAGGAATTGATAACTTCAATAACCATTTATACACCCCATCTTTGAAAAGGGACCGCATGGTTCACTTCGGACTTGATATCTGGGGATGTGACATGCGAGATGAGATTAAACTAGAAGCGTTACTAGGAGACTTTAAACCAGATACTATCGTTCACTTAGGCGCAATGGCGGGTGTACGTGACTCTCTAGGTAAAGAGAAGAGTTATCACCAGAATAACATCGACGCCACGCAGAACTTGATTGACATCTGTAAGAAACACTTCCCAGAAATTCGTATCGTATATGCATCAACCTCATGCGTGTACGCAGGGTCTCCAGTACCGTGGGTAGAAGGTAAGGAACATGGTAAACAGTTGAACGCGTATGGTTACACCAAGTGGGCGAACGAGTGCCAGATGCAATCGTCTGGTCTGGATACCGTTGGTCTACGATTCTTCACGGTCTACGGACCTTGGGGTCGACCAGACATGGCGTTGTTCGACTTTACCAAGAACATCCTAGAAGGTAACGAAATCACCGTGTATAACTATGGTGATATGAAACGTGACTTCACTTATGTTGATGACATCCTAGACGGAGTTGAAGTCGTCCTAGATAATACCGACATCCCGTCCGGTGAAATTTTCAATATCGGTCGTGGTGAACAGGTCGCATTGATGGACTTTATCAGTGAGATTGAAAAGAATACAGGTAAGGAAGCGATTAAGAACCTTGCCCCTAAACATCCAGCAGACACACTAGAGACTTGGTCTGATACCACCAAGTTGCAAGCACTGGGATACCAACCAAAGGTTAGTATTGCAGAAGGTGTTGAACGGTTTTATGAATGGTATAAAGAATACAATGGGATTGAATAATGTCTAGAATAATGCCTAATGGCGACCCAGCACGATTCCGAATTGGAATTGTCGGTCATGGTTTTGTAGGTCAAGCGGTCGAGTATGCATTCACGCATCCTCTCGTAGACTTCAACTTCTATGACCCAAAGTATGATACTTCGGTTGAAAACTTGCAACACATCCCGAAAGAGAATCACCCACAGTGTTTCTTTGTGTGTGCTCCTACTCCATCGAATGACGATGGTTCGGTGGATTCTAGCATCGTTGAGGCCGCAGTCGCAAACTGTTTAGTCTATACAGATGCACTGGTAGTGGTGAAGTCTACAATTACTCCGGAGTCTATAGACCGACTCTACTCAGCGATGAACAGAGAACAAGTGGACCGTTTTGTCTACAACCCTGAGTTCTTAACGGAGAAGAATGCAAAGGCGGATTTTGTGTGCGCCAAGTTCCATGTCATGGGCGGTATGCCAGAAGCGGCAAATGAACTAATTGATATCTACGAAATCTTCAGTGCATGTGAGTCTAACGACTATCACCGAATGACTGCATATGAGGCATCGTTTGTAAAGTACACAATCAACTCGTTCTTGTCTACCAAGATTACATTCTTCAACCAGTTATATGATTTGGTCAATCTTTACGGGTGTAACTACAACACTGTAGTTCGTGCCGCAGGTAAGGATGACCGTGTTGGTATGGGTCATACACGAGTTCCTGGCTTCGATGGTAAGCGCGGATTCGGTGGCGCATGTCTTCCAAAAGATACGAGAGCGTTTTTAGATTTCTCTACGCATGAATTTGAGGACGGAACTGAAACTAGTTTCGATTTGTTGCAGAAAGTGCTTGACATCAACAGTGCTTATCGTGTACAATATGACCTCGATGAACGTGAAAAAGTAAACAATATTACATTCGTAGATTTTGGAGGCAACAAGAATGTCGATAATGGACAAACTGAAGAAGAACTCGAAGATAAAGGAGACGGCGACACTCTCCACTAGTAAATTCTTCACCGAAAAAGATATGGTTCCGACCGACGTTCCAATGGTGAACGTCGCGTTATCGGGGTCTGTCAACGGTGGTATTTCGCCAGGACTTACTGTCCTTGCTGGACCATCAAAACACTTCAAGACATCATTCGCCTTACTCATGGCGGGTGCATATCTCAATGCAAAACCAAACGCAGTCATGTTGTTCTATGACTCAGAGTTTGGTTCACCACAGTCATACTTCGAACAATTCGGCATCGACACTAGTCGCGTATTACATACGCCTATTGCAAACGTCGAAGAACTGAAGTTTGACCTAATCAGTCAATTAGAAGAACTAGACCGTAACGACGATGTCATTATTGTGATTGACTCTATCGGTAACCTTGCGTCTAAGAAAGAACTCGAAGACGCACTGAACGAGAAGGGTGTCGCAGACATGTCTCGTGCGAAGGCACTGAAAGGTCTGTTCCGCATGTCAACACCATACCTTGCGATGAAGAACATCCCGATGCTTGCAATCAATCACACTTATAAAGAGATTGGTCTGTTTCCAAAAGATGTTGTTAGTGGTGGTACTGGTATCTATTACTCTGCCGACAATATCTGGATTATCGGTCGTCGCCAAGAGAAACAAGGTACTGAGGTCGTAGGTTATGACTTTGTCATTAAAGTCGAGAAGTCTCGATTCGTTAAAGAACAATCTAAGATTCCGATTGGCGTATCTTGGGAAGGTGGTGTACAGAAGTACTCCGGTCTTCTTGATGTCGCCCTAGCGGGAGGATATGTTGATAAACCGTCCAACGGTTGGTATCAACGTGTTGACCTCACCACAGGTGAAGTCCTAGGTTCGAAGTTACGTCTCAAAGAAACTATGACATCCGACTTCTGGGAACCTATTTTAGAAACAACTGATTTTCCGGAATTCCTTGCCAAAACCTATAAAATAGGGTATAGTAGTACACTAAATTCTGAAGAACTCATTGAGGAAATGGTATAATGAAAGATTTAGACTTGGACAAGCCGTCCGAAAACTTAGACTATAAGTTAGTCCCTGCAATTGGGGAAAATAATAGTGAACTATGGAACGTGGAACTGTTACGTGCGCCATGGGAGAACACTACTATAAGATACAACAATGTTCGCATTAATGGAGAAGAGGGTTCGATAAGTTATAATTTTGATGTTATCGCCACAGAGAAAGTCGAGTACACCGTAGAAAATGTCACTCTGCAAGGATTTGCAAGTGAGGTACTGGGTGATATTTTAGACGTTGCAATCAAAGAAGGTTACTTACAGAAAACTGAGGACTCAAATGACGGACATCAATCTACAGCAGACGATTCTCCGGAATCTACTGACTAACGATTCTTATATGAGGAAGGTCGCCCCCTTCCTCTCTCCCGAATACTTTGAAGGTACTTACAAGAGTGTCTTCAAAGAATTCACTGCGTACATCGCGAAGTATAATAATCTACCATCTAAAGAAGCTCTCAAGATTGAAATTGATTCTGAAGACCGTATGTCCGACGAACACTATCGTCACACTATGGACATTCTTCCAGACATCTTTAATTTTGTTGATGAAGATTTGACTTGGTTGGTCGAACGTACTGAGAAGTGGTGTCAGGACCGTGCAGTATTCAACGCAGTGATGGAGTCTATCTCTATCATTGACGGCAAACATCAAGAGTTGTCTAAGAATGCAATCCCCGATGTTTTGTCGAAGGCTCTGTCCGTGTCCTTTGACACTAACATTGGTCACGACTATCTAGAATCAGTGGACGCACGTTATGACTTCTACCACGAACAAGAAGAACGTATTCCTTTTGATTTGGACTACTTTAACCGAATCACTAAGGGTGGACTACCTAATAAGACCCTCAACATCGCACTGGCGGGTACGGGTGTCGGTAAATCTCTCTTCATGTGTCATTGTGCTGGTGCTGCCCTATCACAGGGGAAGAATGTCCTTTACATTACTATGGAGATGGCTGAAGAGCGCATCGCAGAACGTATCGATGCGAATCTACTCAACGTCCCGATAGACCAATTGGAACATCTGAGTAAAGACATGTTTTCAAGTCGCGTCAAAGGCATTGCGGATAAGACCAACGGCAAGTTGATTATCAAAGAGTATCCAACGGGTAGTGCGCACTCGAACCACTTCCGTGCGTTACTGAATGAATTGAAATTAAAGAAGAAGTTTATTCCTGATTTAATCTTCATTGATTATCTGAATATCTGCGCTTCTTCCCGAATGAAGAGTATGGGCGGTGCTATTAACTCGTATAC